CTTTATTTATTAAAGATTATGACGTATAGTTTTTATATTTCAAAGGTTTGTACCTTTGAACTACCGCAGAAGTATGTATACCAGTAGCAGGGGCAATAGTAACAATTCCAACTGGACGACCCACTCCTGCATAATTACCAGATACATAACTACTTTGAGCAACTCCTATTCCATTCTGATTATATGCTTGGAATGAATTTATACCTGCTCTCGAAGGTAAAGTAATTAATCCCCAACTATAATCACCATAGGAATCGGAAGTTCTGATTCCAACAGTTCCATACCAACCAGATGGAGTTGATCCAACTCCTACTGTAACTCTTCTAACATTTGTAGTAATACCAGAAACTGATGTTGATATGCTGACAGCAGCAGTTACTTTATATACAGTATCGACAAAGTGAGTTGCTATTCCGAGTGTACTGGAACCATCTAAAGAAATCATAGATGTTGTTGCAACACCAACATTAGAGTTAGTAACAACGAAGTAATCACCACTAGCCAAAGAACTAAGAGTTACTGCAGTTGCAACACGACTCGTATTCCTTAATTCTGAATCATATGGAATATGGAGATCAAACATAATTTGATTGCTAGTAGTAGTTCCAAATCCAACAATTACACCACTATCACCTTCATAACTATTTACCGAATTAACTTCGTCAACTACAGCAGGAGGAGAAATAAGAACTTGTGGAGGACTATCAGTTGTATATCCATAACCAGGATTAGTAATAGCAATACCAGTTATAGTTCCAGCAGCACCAATTGTAACTGCTGCAAAAGCAGTCGTAGTTGAACCAATACCAACTCCACCCATAATAGTATTACCAATACTTACCGTTGCAGTACTATATCCAGCACCACCATCAGATATTACCACGGAAGATATAGTTCCAAGACCAGAAACTACAGCAGTTGCAGCAGCACCAGATTTATTCTCTTGACCAATGAAAGCAACCTTATCTTGGAAATTAAGACTAATACCACTTTCATTATCAGGATCAAAGAATGGTCTAATACTATCTACATAAATTTCAGTCGATCCAATTCCAACCGTCTTAGTAATATAAGCAGCAGGGTAGATAGTTGGTTCATAGATTTCTCTATCTTTACCAACTTCCTTATCATTAATAATTCTATCTTCAGTTTGACGAACCCAAACAACAGGTCTTAGAAGAGCCTCATCTTGGGTATTACCAGGACCAAAGTAAGGAGTTGTAGTAATAGTATCCGTAGAATCTACTCTTGCGGTTTCTCTTTCTTCTTCTTGCATATATGAGAATTGACCATCAACGCCAGGATCCCATCCGATAATAATATCATCACCAGGTTTAACTGTCTCAAGTACTTCTACATCATTAACATCAACGGTTGCAGTTCCTTTATAGAACATAATCTTACAAGTATCACCTTCTTTAGGTGCTTCTGTAAATCTTAATAGACTTCCTCCATTAAATTGATACGCTTTACCTGGAATTTGAAGTATATCATTTACAAATATTAGAAGAACATCTTGTACATTAATTTTAGATCCTTTACCTGATAATATGGAAAGAACAGCACCATTTTTCTTTAATTGGAATGTAGTAGTACTATTATCAAATAGATCTTCAATCTTATCAAGCATATCTAACTGACCAAAGTTCCATGCAGTCATTGCATCATTAAATACTTCATCAATTGTAAGTTGGAACTCTTTAGAACCAAAATCAGCAGTTGTTGGAATACCAGTGTATCCACCAACAGGTACAGTTAAAATTTCACCATTACCATATCCATAACCAAGATTCTTAAGTGTATATGAAATTACACTAGAACCTTGCCCAACGACAACATCAATAGTTGCAGTTGATCCTACTCCAGATACAGACTCAGAACTATAAATCAAAGGCATATCTGAATAAGAAAGTGGTGCATCAATCTTTATAAGAGGTGGATTAGTTGATGTATGAATACCTAATGTACCTACTCCA